CTTATCTCATATTCTGATAAGCCAAGATAATCACCTGCCTCCATATAGATATATCTGAATAATAAATTTCTGAGTTCATCGCAACATGGGTCAACGTTTGGTTTTGCTACCATAATACGCTTGTAGTATTCCTTGGCATCTTGCTTTCTTCCACCTGTTCCTCTCATCACCCTTTTCCATCTTGGGTTTATTCGCTTAACTCTTTCATCGGGGTCAACGTCTTTGTCTTCTTCATCTTCATCTCCCATGTCGAATATTTTTATGACGTTCATCCACTTCTTCATTTCTGCTGTTGGCATTTTAACATACAACCCCTTTCTATTCTTTTCTGGTACTGTCTCTAACAATTCGCCTAGATATTCATATATTGCAGAATCAGTATCAATTGTTTGGTCATTGTACTTCACCAACCCAAGTGCCTCTAGGGATTCTGCTACTTTAGGATTTACTGCGTTGGCAACATGGATGTACTTCTTGAAAGAGTCCGGTTCATTTTCATACATGAATTTAGTGAAATTAATTCCTGCACTATACTTTAGTATCTTTTTGTAAGCCTCATCCTTTTCTGGTGTCCATTTTAGTTTATCTAAGATTTCTCGCTCTTGTCTCTTAAACTGACCATTCTTGTATAATTCAGGATAATTGGCTTGCATCCATTGACTTTGACTTTCAGGAGTCATAGCGTCATCTGTGGTTAAATTATATCCTACTGGAATTGGCTGACTTCTGTTTGATGGACTTACCGTAAATGGAATAGGATTCATCCTGAGTTTACTAATTAGTTTCTGTACTTGAGAAAAGAAAGATTCTCCCATTAGTCTACCTCTTTCAGTAAGGCCACCCTCCCTAGCAGTAGTCTCCATAGAATCTGATTCTGGTGCGTGTTTCATTTTATCCTTCATTGAAACTAATCCCATGTATAGCAATACCTTACCTCCTTTGATTGCTACTGTTCTTACAGCCAATGGGTGCTTAACACCTTCATCTTCTACAAAATACACATACGAAACCATCTTTTCAGGCTTGAATAATTTGAACAATAGTGTTCCACCGCCACTTCTAAACGCAGCCTTTGGAAATGCCTGTATTGGATTATAGCCAAATCTCTTGAGATATTGATATATCATCTGTTGTGCATCTTCTTCACTCATTATCTCAAAGTCGTATTTCATTCAATCCCTCCTGTAATAAGTGGTCTTGCCTGTTCTACCAACAGAAGACTGTTCTTTAGTGTATAAACCATAATCATCTATTCTATTCTTTATGACCTGTTCTAGATTTGATATATCATACTTAAGACCCGGATTTACTTTCTTTACTGCTTTAGACAAATCAGACAATGAATACCATTCACCCTCTTTCATTACGTCTTTTACCTGCTTGTTAAGTAAGTCATAGAATTCTATGCTTCTCTTCCCATGCTTCTTACGAATGTAGTCAAGATGCTTCATGTCATTGGGTTCTGCATACTTCTCAGCAAGAAGTTCAAACTCCTTCATTTCTGAAGACTTTACTAAATCAAACCAAGTCATTCTAATCCATCTTCCTATTCTTTCTTCTCAGCGTTCCAC